ATCTTCTATAGGGAAACTCATTAATGCAGATGTCAATGGGGCATTAAACATTATGAGAAAAGTAGTCGGTGATTCCTGTGAATCTATTCAAAGGATAATCGATAGAGGGTTATTGTTTAACCCGTTAAGGATTACGAATGTATTTTACGAAATGAGTATATTTGGAAACTTATAAAGAAACATAATAGATTTTATTGAATTTAATATTTTTCATAACATAGCTCATGGAGTATTTTAACAGAGATCAGGCTTTTCCGGCCAGAGGAGTATTTTCAGGGTTGCCGGTGCAGGCGATACCTACTAAGAGAAAAACCAAGGAGTGGTTTAAAGCCACTATGGATTCTCTTGAATTGATTGGTTTGAAGCAGCTTGATGAGAACCAGAAGTTCAAGGATTTTTATAGGATGATGGAAGGTAAGTTGTCCTTTATGGAGCTGAAAGATGTAATTCCTTATCTTAAGGATGTTCAGTCTATAAGGGACAACGTAAATATTCCATCATTCTTACGTCATTATGATATAATAGGTACGATCGTAAACGCTTTTGTAGGATGGTTGGGTAACCTTTCTGACAAGTATAATGTAGTTGGATTAGATGAATCTGAAGTGAATCAGTATTCTGCCACGAAGGAGAATCTTCTTCATAATTACATTAAAGAGGAATTGGACAGAAGGGTTAGGCAAGAGTTATTGAATAGAGGATTGGATCCGGATTATAATAATTTTGCCAGCGAAGAAGAAAAGCAGGCTTATGCTCAACAGATACAAGAGGTGAAAGCATCTATGACCCCTCCTGAGATAGAGAACTTCATGAATACAAAATGGAAGACTGCCGAGGTCATATGGGGTTCTCATACGCTTGAGGCGGACAGGGGGCGTTTTTACATGGATGAGATAGACACTGAGAATTTCATCGACTATCTTCTTACCGGTCGTTGCTTTAGAAATTATCATGTAGGATACGACTATTATAAGCCGGAGAGGTGGTCTCCGTTGAATACGTTTTACTCTAAGACATTAGATAGCAAGTATCCGCAGTACGGTGATTATATTGGTCGTGTTCATTATTATACTGCCAATGATATTATAGTAAGGTGGGGGCATCTTCTTACGGCGAAAGATAAGCAGAAGCTTATAGGAGGTGCTGATAATTTCAATGGTACTTATCATAATGGTGATAATGGAAGCTATGTAAGTTTATCCAAATCGGCGAGTGTAGGGATGTTATATCAGAATAAGGTAATACCTTGGAAAGGATATAATGATTATGCCTCTATAAAAGCTTATGAGGATTATTACGGTATTCCAGCCGGTACATATACCGGATACGATAGTAATGGTAACGAATATCACAGAACCAGATTCATGCCAAATTTAGAGCATGGTAATTACTATAACCGTGCCCAGAGTTTGAGCGACGAGCATGTTCGTAGTGATTTGTATCAGGTAACTGAATCATATTGGGTATCCCCGGCTCAGGTGTATGTAATTACCTACCAAACTGAGACCGGATTAGTAACTACCGAGATGGTAACTGATGAGCTTCTTCAGGACTTTTTACAGGAAAATGGTATTAAGAAAATTACCAGGACCATGAGTAAGGGAATGGAGAACCCGGAGATTAATACCTATTTCGTAGATTACGTTCCACAGGTAAGGTACGGGGTTAAGATCAGTGGCGGGGCTCTCGCTCAGGACAACCTGTATCTGGATGGAGAACCTATCGATCATCAGATAAAAGGGGATAGCAACATCTATGACTTTGTTCTACCCGTTGCCGGATATATCGGTACTTCTATGGCCAACAGGATTCAGCCATATCAAATATTTTATAATTTCTCCATAAACCAGATAAACAATATTCTTGAAAAGGAGATTGGTAAATTCTTCTTAGGGGATATTAATTTGGTTCCAAGTGAATATAAG